TATTTCTACGTTAACTCCTGTTAAGTCTTTGATTTTACTAACAATTTTAGACTCTCGTTGCATAAGATTTTTTTTGATATTAGCTGCTTTGTCTAAATCAACTCTTACACCTTTGAATCTCATATCAACTAAACAAGGAAATAGTTTTGTCTCCAATGTAAAGACATCCATTAATTCTTGATTGTATAATTCTACTTTTAATCTTTGCCAAAGTTTTAAGGTAGCTTCCGCATCACGTTCCGCGTACTGTCCAACAAAAAGCGCAGGTAATCTCCACATATCTTTTTTAGGATCTAATCCATATTCTTTTGCTGCAGCAGTTAAGACACTTTCGTCTTTACCAATTCCTACATAAAATTTAGCTAACGTATTTAATGCATAAGACATTCTGTTCTCATCTATCAAAGACGCTGCAATCATAGTGTCAACTATTTTACCCTTAACAGTAACCCCTGCTGATCTTAACCAACAGACATCATACATTGCATTGTGAAATATAAAGGTAGTATCAGGTTGATTACACACATCTTGTAGCCAAGACAAAACTAAATTTTTGTCCATATTTCCACCAGACTCGTGATGTATTGGAAAGTATCCTGCCCAGCCTTCTACGGCCACCGCAACGCCAGCAATGTGCCCTCTACCGGTGACATTACCTGACCCTAAAGTAATTAAATGAGGATCATTTGTTTCTAAATCGATTGCTATTTCCTTATGACCTTTTAAATCTTTAAGTTCATCTGGCATTACCCATTCCGTTTCTGGAGTAAACAACGGTATTTGGGTGCTTCTCATTCGTAGTCCCTTTCAAGAACCATCTCTAAATAGTGTATAGCTTTTCTCACGTCCTCTTCTTTTCCCTTCGATTGATGTCTACAGATATATTTTATAGCGTTGCCTTCTGCAAAAAGCAACTTGTTTTCGTTTATAAATTCTGCGGGTTGAATTTTCATATTCTGGTAGTGCTTCCCGCCTACCTGCTTATCTAACGAATCATAAGTAGCTTTCTTAAATATTTCTTTATTTGTCATTTTTTTTCTCCTCATAATCTTTATATTCTTTTATTAATTTTTCAGATGGATGCCAAACATCAACAGCTGTATGACAGTTAGGACAAGATAAATTACTTACAATATCATAGTCCTCATTATCTTCAGTGTCGTGATCTCCACCCCAAATTAATTCTTTGTTACAGTGCCAACAGTTCATTAAACTTCTCCATTTTCTTCTGGTACAAATAAACTTCGAATCTGTTCTTTTATAACTTCTACCTGCATATCGTGGTAATCTATACTAAGACTACAATGATGTTGTATATCTTCAAAACTTTTTCCAAGTTCAATCCAATTTAAAATCTCATTTAAAATTTCAATTTTGGCTCTGTGTCTACCTTTCATTTTCTCTAATCTTGCTCTTTTTCTAGCAGCTGGTTCTTCGGTCATAATATATAAGCTCGATTAAAATCTCTTGGGTCCAAGACGTGTAATTCACGCTTCGCTCTCGTCGCTCCGGTATAAAATAATCTATGTAATTCATCCGGGTCATAACTAAATGTTTCGAGTGCAGCGTTGGTTAAGTCTTGCATCAATAAAACTTTATCAGCTTCTCCTCCTTTCGCTCCGTGTATGGTTGACATTGTTATACGAGGATTTTTATTTAATGTTTCTCCATTCGCCCTCATATTACGAATGTAGTTTTCAGTAATGGTATCTAATCCTTCAAAAGATTCATACCAAACCTTATCGGTTATCAGACCGTGTTTTTCTTTACAGTCTTCAATTTTATATTTGTCATCAGCGTGTAATGTTTTACCTTTTCTAAATCCTTCTAATACATTTGATCCAAGGTATTCATAGATATTTTTTATCTCAAGATGATTTAACATTTCTCCTTTACGCCAATGCTCCCAATTGTTTAGTGCCAGTAATAATTTCAAAGGTACAGAGTTGATACCTTTGAATTGATAATACCATCCTTGTAATTCACATAAATCTTTTGCATCATCTAAAAAATGATTGGCTGAAGATAACACTAACCAATTACCTTCACTCATATCTACTTGTGTAATATCAGAATATCTTCTTAAGATACCTTCTTCATCTCTAGGTTTATATTCTTTATCAAACCTGTTTTGTACTTGACCAATTATTCTTTGAGATAATTCGTGTATAGGTCCACCAGGTATACGATATGATTGATCTAATATTTTTATATCATTAACTTCTTCTTTTAAAGCTATGAAGTGATCTACATCTGCACCGGCCCATTTAAATATTGCTTGGTCATCATCACCTGCGATGTAAGTTTTCTCTGCATTGGACCACAACTTCCTTACCATTTCCCATTGTATTAAAGATAAGTCTTGTGCCTCATCAATAAATAATACTTTAAAACTATTGGCAGATTCTTTTTCAATATAATCTAATAATAAATCATTAAAGTCTTTGAGTCCTTTTTCTTTTTTAAATCTTTTTAGTTCTTCTGCTAATAAAAATAATGTGTTTCTTTCTATGTCTAGTATGTTTTGTCTTGAATCATAATACTCTAGTAAGTCTATTCGTTTAACTGCAGCTGTATTTATGATTGTTAAATATTCATTGTCTGAATTAAAGGTACCATCACTGTCAGAAAATTTTGCCATCTTAATAGGAATACCACATTTCTCACCAAACTCTTTGTAGTCATCACGTCCCATCATTTTTTCTTTAGTCATTCCTAGCTGATTAAATGCGTAAGAATGTAAAGTTCTAAAATTACTTAAATCATTTTCTATATCTAGGCCAAACTTTTCCGCAGCTCTAGTTGCTGCTTCTGTTGCAGCTTTCTTGGTAAAAGAAAAATAACCTATTTGTTTAGGTCTTATTCCCTGTTGTATGAACTCGTCCACTAGATTCAGCAGTGTTGTTGTCTTGCCTGTTCCAGGAGGTCCTAATATTATTGTTTTCATATTTTTTTATTTTCCTTGTTAATAATCTGTTTTTCATTTTAAGATATTCGTTTTCTTTTTGTAGTTCCTCTAACTTTAAACGAAATCTTAAGTGCCAATTTTCTCCTACATCTTTATCAAACATTAAAAATGTTCTTCCTGAAAAGGAATTTTAGAAGTTGTTGGTTCTGTTTGTTTCATTGTTTTGATTTTAATTAATCTTGGTTGTTGTTTCTTAACTCTCATTCTTGATTCTTCTACAAACTCATCTAATTGTTTTAATAAATTACCTGTCTGTGTTTTATCTTTTTCCCAATGATTTCTTTTACAAAAATTATAAAAGTCTTCCATTCTAAAATATGTAAACTCTCTCTTCTCATCTGTGAAAGGAAGTTTATTTAATATGTCATCAAATGTTCTTGCTGATTGTCTATTAGTAGTCCAGTCTTGTAGCAATCCTAGTATTTCATTAGTAGGATTTAAAGATTCTAATGGTTCTACTTCTTGTAAATTTTGCATCATTGGTTTTAAAAAATGTTGTTTCCAATCTTTTGGTTTTGGTACAGGTACAACTAGATTAGCTTGATCTAAACACGCTAATGCAAACATACCTGGATTATAAAGTTGTTCTGATTTTAATTCTATCCGCGTTCCACTAACATCTAAAAACCATTGTGGTGGCGTTGATGAGTATTTAGTTAGACTTCCAAGTACAGGCATTTCTTCTTCACCGAATCCTACACCAAATCTTTTTGTTCTACATAAACCCGATTGACATACAGAATTAATAGGTGCGTCTTTACATCTATATTTATCATAACCTTTTCTATTTACAGATTTAATTAATTGTTGAACCTCACTATTACTTAAGGGTGGTTCCATAAATTCCATATTCGCTTTTACTATTTCATCTTCCCAAGTATCTGGGTTTGCTTGTTTATAATAAACTGCAATATTAAATAGTGCGTTGTTCCTTGAGCCCTCCCCGAAACCAATCGAAGCTAACTTATTTAAACAAGGAGGGCCACCAGGAAATGCTTCTTCTATTTTTTTCTCTTCCGTCTTAATTTTTTCAACGGCTTCTTTGCTACACGCGAAAACATCATAGAGCTGATAAAATTCCTCAAGTGTACAACCGGCGCCAGTATCGTTGATAGCATAACGTAGTCCTTTCATTTCATTGTGGTAGGGTAGATTTAAGAAGTTACCAGTGTCCCCACGATCCACTAGTATTTCTGTTTGTTTTGGAAATATTTCTGATCCTTCATAACCAAGTAGGATAGCGAAAGATTTTAATTTTGATTGCATCAAAGATGCAGGAATGTTTTCTTTTGTGAATAAAAATACGTGCGCGCCGCCAGATTTACTACGGCAAACTATTAATGGGAGTTTAAGATTCCGAATACTTTTAATGAGGCCAACGTGATCAAGGTTATATTCGTCAATATCAATGCACCCCCACCTACAATCATTATTTTCTGTGATAGGGATAATCCCAAGGGCTGGACCTTTTCCGGTAAGATGGTTTTCCCAGAGTTCTTCGGTGACGGTACCACGTACAATAAAAGCTTTTCCTTGTTGCTTTCCGTTTTCGCCACGTTCACCAGGTTGATATTGTCCATATGCTATAGTTAATCCGCTAAATATATTTTTGAATTTATCTTTTTTCATTATCATTTCTTTTTTCTTTGTAAAGGGGGAAGTTGCCTTCCCCCTCATTTTTATTAGTACGGAGTTGAATCCTGTACTTTCTCTTCCACATCAGCTTTTGTTTGAACGTTCCCTTTAGATACATTTCCAGAAAAATCTTTTGCACTTAAGTACAAAGACTTATCTTCTTGTCCTAAAATTCTGTCCTGTGTCACAACCCAACCATACCAAGAACCTTTATCGTTCTTTTGTAAGGTAGAAGCTAGATTATAGACAACACCGTGCATAGGAGGGATAGCAAATCCACCCTTGCCGTCAGCAATTTGTATGGTTTTCATCATAGAATTCCATTTTTTACTGACATTTAATTGAGTTGATTTCATAGTAATCAAAGCAGGAGTATAACCCCCTGTTTTTGTCTCAATCATTACGTAGTAAGAAGCTGTCTCTTCAAGATAATTACCGTTAGGCAATCTAATCTTTGAGCCATCTCTCTTACCTGTTGTGATTACCGGACTGTTCGGTAGGTGAACTGCAACCGGAGCACCTGGTCCGTCCCCTCTATCCGACCATTCTGGATAATCTTTTTTGTAGTAGCAAGGAATTATCTTGAT